TAGATCCTTTGTAATTTCCTTGAGTTGCTTTAACTCTTCGGCATTGGATTCAATCAAAGCTTCTCGCTTGCCTAACTTGACAATTACAGTAACTACACCAATGGTGAGAATAGCCAACTGTAACGCAGAAACATATAGTCCAATTGTATTCTCAGCCATAGTTACTCCTTAAGCGGTTCTAAGACCAATAAATAAAGCGGTTGGATTAGATTGGTATTGCCCTAGATTCATACTTAGACCGCTTGTTGAGGCGTTTGTAGAAGAAACCCATCTAACAACACTATAAGGACTGACTGTACCGCTAGTTGATCCTCCACTTAAAACAACAGCCATTAGAATCCAAGTACCACCAAGACTTACTCTCCAAGAATTGTTATTAGGAGGAACTAATTCTAACCAATTACCGCCAAACTGAGTTAAAACATTATTAGAAACATTTGTTCCAGTGTGTACAGCAAAACGCAAAGATCCAATTTGAGTTGTTGCTCCTGTGGTAAAATTAGTTAATGCTGTAGTTAATCCTACCATAGTTTGTAGGTCTGATGTACTTACTGTTGTAACACTTCCAGCACCACTTGCACTTCTACCTAAAACAACAGGACCAGTAATATTGGTTAGTGCTGTAAGAGGAACTGTATTACTAGCAAATGAAGAAGAAAGTAATGTACCAAAGTCTAAAATACTACTTCCATCTAATCTTAAAACATGTCCACTTGATGAGGTAGTTAGCTCTTTATAATTAGTATCACTAGTTGAAGCTCGTCCAATTACAGAACTATTAGCTATAGGCGATGCTAGTTTACTAAAACCAACAGAATTAGCACTAATATTTGATGAACCAATTACAATATTGTCTAAATCATTTTTTGTTGCAATAGCATTTGTTGCTGTTGGGTCTGTCGTATTTGTATTATTAGCGATTAAGAAAGCTTTACCACCAGTAGGAACTCTAAAATACAAATCACCTACAGCAGCTATTCCAGAAACAGCAGCACCAGCTCTAGCTATGGCAGTAGTCTGAGCCGTTCCTAAATTAATTTTAGGACTCGTTGTTGTGAAAGTAACATTATCACCAAAGTTAATGGTTGAACTACCAGCTCCTAGCGTTATTGTACTACTATTGACTGTTAAACTACCGTTCATAGTAAAAGCAGTACTACTATTTGTTGTCATAGTAGATGTATTAATAGTTAAGGCTGATCCTGAAATAATACCACTTCCTGTTGTTCCAATACCCAAACCACCTGTAGTAATATTGCTAAATGTAGGTGTAGCACTAGTATGAATATCTTGCGGAAGATTTAAAGTTACTGCACCAGTAGTATCGTTTTTTGTTGCTGTAATTTGGTTAGCTGTTCCAACAATAGACTTAACATTTGTTGCTGGATTTGTTGTTAAACTCCATCCAGTTATATTGCTTGCTCCTGTAATAGCAGGACTCGTTCCAGTAACATCTCCAGTTACAGCAATTGTTCTTCCTGTTGTCCAAGCAGAAGCTGTGCCTGTTATACTATCATCAGTAAATGCAATGTTTTTTGTTGTGGAACCAGTATAATATTTAAGAGTTCCTCCGTTATTCCAAATATCACCAGCAACTAAAGTTGTGGGATTTGTAGAACCAACAGGAATACTTAAAGAAGCTGTTGTAGTACTTGATGCAGTACTGGTTGTCAGCTTACCTGTCATTGTTTGAGTACCATCAAGCAGCATACTAGCTAATCTTAATGAATTGACAGCAGCTGATGAAGCAACTTTATTTGAGTTTGCTAAAGAAGTGCTATCACTAAAGTCAGGAGTAATAACACCAGAAGTTGCAATAAGACCAGTACCAGCTTTCATACCACCAAGTTGTGTGCTAGAAGCTTGTTGTAGTGAAATAGCACCAGCTGGAGTTACATTAATACCTCCATTTAGACCAGCAACAATACTTACAAGACCAAGACCACTGGTTGTAGCAACATCGCTAGATACAAGACGAGATAAACCAAAGTTTCTAATAACTACATTATTAGTTGGGGTAGCACCAGCTGTTAACCAAATGCTAAGAACTTTATTTGAACCTGTTGTATCTAAGAAGAAGTGACCATTACCAGCTGTTGCTGATGCTTGTGGAATAAATACTATAGATCCTGATGTTCCTTGTAGAATCATCATTTCTGAAGTAGATGCAGTAAGATCAGTAAAAGTATACTGATATCTATCATAACCAGCAGGAGTATTTGCTGATAGTGTAAAGCTAGACCAAGGAATATTGTATGTTTGTGGTTGTGTTGAACCGACAGCATTTTGCTGTAATACGAGTCCTTGAATAAAACCAAAGTTTACTCCATCTCCAGCGGCTGGTGTAGAACGCATACCAATATTACTGATATATTGGTTGTTTGCGTTATAACCATTGGCACTAAGAGCAAGAGTATTTGATTCCATATACCCCTTAGTTACTGCATCATTAGCAGCAGTTGGGGAAGCAATATTAGAAATACGCCTATTTGTTCCGCTTTGAGCAGCAGTAAATACACTTGCTCCATTATCCCAATATACTGCATTATTTTGAGTAACTGTTGTTGCAGCTGAAGTAAAATCAGATACATTACTAGCAGTAATAGAACCACCAGTAACATTAGTAACTCTACCTTTAGAATCTACAGTAATTTGATTTGGAATATTCATTGTACCACTAAACTGTACATTGGTTGTAGGCAATGCAGAAAGTGGTAGTGTATTTAATGTAACAGTACTTGCATCTACTTGTGTAATATCACTAGCAGAAATAATTCTTTCCTGTGCGTTTGTAATTCTTCCTTGTGCATCAACAGTTAACTGAACAAGTGTTGTTGGAGAATCACCATAAGTACCAGCAGTAACTGCGGTATTTGGAAGATCTGCTGCTAGCAGTGTTCTATGAGACATGCCTGTAATTCTGCCTTTATTATCGACAGCTATCTGAAGCATGTTATTAGAATTAGTTGCGCTATTTTGTCCATAAGTACCAGCACTAACACCAGATGTAGGCAGTGCGCTTTCTGGTAATACATAGTTACCACCATTTGTTGTTTGTAACTTTGTTAGTGGTAAAGAGTTTGTTGCAATACGATCTGGACTTAAAGTACCATAAATAAGATTAGTAGCATCTCTAATCTGACCAAACTGAGCTGCATCTGTATCAAGAGTTGCTGCACCAAGATTAGAAATTTTAAGATTACTTGCAGTAAAATTACCAGAAAGAGCTGGAGTTGTATTAGCTAAACCACTGCGATAAACTGTTCCATTAACTACAGCATGGTGTAAAGAGTTTACATTTACAGCAAAGCCACCACCGGGATAGACAACACTTCCTTCATTAGAAGGATTGCTATTTTTCTGGGTAATAAGAACTTGTCCTAAGTCCTTAATATAGTTATTTGACATTCTTAGGTCAGTGTTTCCTAAGAATGGGCCGTCTACTGCGTTCTCATCATACTTAAGAATTGACTCGTTTTTAACTTTAGCTAGTAATTCTTGTACAATAAACTTAAGTTGGTTAAACTGAAGGTTTAATTGCGTTGTTGTTAGTCGTGTACCCGGAGCAAAAGTTACAATGCTTTCTTTTGATAAGGTTTTTCTTCTAATCAAAACAGTATCAAACTGTCTAATAATAGGATCACTATTTGGATTATTAGGATCAGAAGGAGTTGATGTTGTAGTATTTTGTAAAGCTGGAATATTAATATCTTCACCAAAACTAGTTCTATATGTTCTAGATAGTGGGTATAATAAACCATTTTGATCATATGTAGGAATTGTGGTTAAATTCAAAACAGTTAAAATCTTTGTGTTTTCGTTTATACTGTACCAAGTTTTTGGTAAGATAAACATTTCACGACGATCAGCAATAGTAAACTTAACTGCTTCAAACTTTGAATCAACACCTGTATCAAAGATACGCTCAATTTCAATCTGATCAATTAAAGGAACATCTGGTAAAAACTGAAGAGTACTTAAATCAAAAGTTCTTGCACCAACAGAAGAATTTCCTTCTCCTGTAAATGTTAGCGTTGTTGTTGCTATGTTTAGGTTGTCATATGTAGACATGTGTTCTCCGATTAAGTATCAATAGTGGTATACTTCTGTTTGAACTTACCTTTAAATTCCATATTGGTAATGTTAACAGGAGTAGGATACTCACTAGTGATAAAGATTTTTGTGGAATCTGAATAGCCCATGATTTTTGTAGCAAACTCTCCTTGTTTTTGGAAAATTTCTAATGGAAGAGTGTCTTCATATTGGGTATATTCTGGTCTAGTTGGTAAATAACTTGTAGTAAAAGCTGTTCTACCACGATGAGTGACTTCAATATCGAATGGACCTGTGTAATAATGCCTAAAGACGCCACTACGAATATTTAAAACACCGTCTATAATGTTATTATTCTCATCTCTAACAAACAAAGTACTAAGTTCTACATTCATCTTAAACTTAAGACCAATATAAACATAGTAATTATGTCGTGCATAATCAGTACCTATTACTTTTATTTCGTGATATTCAGTTCCATTGGCTGATTTTAAATTTGTAACAGATAGTGGTTGAATAGAAACATTACTTAGATCTTCTGTTGTTGTTGACCAACCTTTAAAAAGAACAACAAAATATCGTGAAGGATCTGTTACATCAGCAAACCCAGGAATTCGATAAGTTGTTATTGCTGTATATGGATCATAGTCTGCATTCCATTTAGTGGGTTGATTAGTAGATGAGATAATTTTCATCTTAAACATACGATCTAAACGAGGAACATAAGGATCTTCACTTAACATTAGATGTCGATACAAATAAAAAGAGTATGGATTATCACTTGCAGATTGTCCGGTTAATCTATTTTTTCTACGACTAACTACATACATATAGTTATCATAGCATTGTAATGTTTCAATTCTATCTTCTGTTGGTAAAATATACCGATAGAAAGAATTTTGAATTACTCGTTCTCCACTAAACTTATTTGTATAGCAATAAATGTGATTTGGTTTTTCTTCATCTACAAATAAAAGAGTATCTTGTGCTGGAGCAGTAGCTGCTGTTAAATACTTCTTTGGTAAATATCCAGAAGTTTGACTAGATACTTCAACAGCAGATGCATAACCCATTGAGTTTTTTCCTGTAAATAGGAATAAACGCTGTGAATCAAAGAAGTATAGTCTAGTGCCAATAAACTGTGGATCAAGAATAGGTGCTGTAGAGTAATAAGTAACTGGAGCTACAGCAATATTGCTTGGTGAAATCTCAGCAGTCGATGCACCTGATAATTGAAACTGCGTATTTGCTTTTGTATTGATAAACATGTATTCTTCAAATGGTGTCATACTGGTAATTTCACAGTAATTATTTGAAGAAATACGAATATCAATTGGATCAGTAGTAACAATATTAGATGGATCATCTAAAAATAAATTCTCATACTCACCCATTTGTGAAGAGAACACAACATCATCAGCGGCAAACCAAAGTCTATCTTTAAAGACAGCAATACTTGTAATAGGTACATGCCGTAATGCTTTTCGATCAATTGTTTTAAAAATGCTTGGACCGGGATTGTTTCGTTTATCGCCACTAGATCGTGCAGTCCAATCAATAGGTTCCATTTTCCACGCAGTAATATTTGATCCTGTAATATTCACAGATAATTTCTGTGGCATTCTTCTTGGATCAATATAAGAGTGTTCATCAGGTGTTCTAATTTTCTGAAGATAAGGTCTTCCAGAACCAGTAATAAGTGTTAATCCACCTGTTTGTGTTTTAGAAATAGCTAGTGTAGAAGTATTGTAGTATAGAGAACCATCACCACTATTCCAAGAAATAACACGATAGTATCCGCTTGTAGAAGTTAAATAAGGGCTAACAGCAAAATAAATCTTACCACGACCATCAATAATACCATTGTATTGTGTATCAGAATCATATAAAGCACGAAGCATGTCTCTTGCTTTAGTATCTGTGGTTGTTGTTAGTTTTGAGTTATTACCATACCAATCATCTATTTCTGGTGGTAGTTTAATGGCAGAAATATCATCTACTCGTTGTCCTAAATACTGTTTAGAATCAAGATAATAAGCGTAATCATCTACTGAAATATAATCAGAACCTTTTAATGTAACTGTATAATTATTTCCTACATTTGGAATCGTAGTCCAAGGAGATGCAGCATCTAAAATAGCTTTTCTATCAGCACCTGTGTAATCAATAATTGTTTTGGTTTCTGTGCCTACAGTTATTGTTGCTCCATTGTAAGCATCGTCTTTATCAGAAGCTGTTGTATCTAAATGTACATGAACATTAGGGGCATTTCCTGCACCATTTGTTCCTACTTTACCAATAACAGAAGCTGGACGCCAGCCTAATAAAACATCATCAGCAGTTGAAACTAAAGTATCTTCGCCAGTGTCATAAACTCTAGCGACTTTTGCTGCGGTATAGTAAGTTAATTTACGGCCTTTAATATCATCTGTAGTTGTTACGACTCCATTAAGATCAAATAACTTTCCTGCAACATCAGAACTAAATCCTGCTTTTACATTCTTGTTTAGAATAACAACACTAGAGCCAAGAGAAACAGCCTTAAGAGATTCTTTTGCTGTTTTACTTTCAGATTTATAAGTGATATATTCTCTGGTTTCTTTACTAACAACACCAGAATTTAAAGCTGTTGTATAGTTTGCAATACCATTAGCAATTCGGTAAGCTTCTACTTGTTCGCTTGCTAAATCATTAACAACATAGCTAGAAGGAATATTAGTATCTGTTCCATCCCATTGATTTTCTGGTGTTAAATCTTCCCACGAACCAGAAGGATAAACTCTAAAGATATAGAATAATTTTTCTGTGGGTAATCCGGCATTGTAGTTAATTACAACTAAAAAACTATTTTCTTCGTTAATACTATACCAATAGTAAAACAAATCACTTGCACTTTCTGAAAGAGGAGCAAGACTAACTAAATCTAATCTAATAGCAGAAGAATCAATATCCCAAGTTGAAGAAGTTAGCGTTGTTTTTTGTGGAACAATTTCAAAGCCGGGACGCTTTTCAAAGTTACGCTCAAGAGATACTAAAGCATTATCAATGTTCTCTGCTTCATTTGGCTGTCTACGGTTTGGTGACTGTCTTCCAACACTATTAGTCATATAAACAGGAATCTTGGTTGAAACCAAGCCAGCCCGTGGGCCTCGTCTGCGTATTGCCATTAAATACCTCTGGTACGCCAGTACCTAAATCTGTTGGGATCACTAAAGTAACGAGAGCGTAATGTTGCATCTCTAATAATACTAGCTGAGTCAAAGAGATTTTTTCTTTTATCATTAACATCAGCTGCTTTACTTTTAATTGTATGAAGTTGTTCTTGATATCCAAGGAAAGCATCTGTTGCTTCATCACCCTGAGTAATACTCTGATAATGGCGCATAGCAGTAGCTAGAATAGCTCTTTGTGCTGTTGTTTCTAAATGTTCCCAAGGAAGTTTCATTGTAAACTCTAGATAATAAGGACCATTTACCGCTTTCCAAATATCAGTATCTTCAGTAATATTCCAAAGTCTAGCTGGTATTGTATTAGGATTCATTCTAGCTTTGATAGTATTTATACCATCAGATGCTAAATGAATTGATACAAGCTCAACAGCCAATATACCTTCTTCATCAGCATCTGGTGTTGGCATTAGAATATTACCATCAGTTGTTAATTCATATTTCTTGACATACTTATTAGAAGCTAAACCTCTTAGTTGAAAATCTAAACTTGTTTGTTCAAGAATTGTTTCTGCGATTCCGGTATCAATACCTGATTCGCCTTCTAGGTCGGCTACTAGGTTTTCACCGGAAGCCAGAAGCATTTGATTTACAGCTTGTAACTTAGTAATTAAGCCCATATAGCCTCCTTTATTGTTAGAGAAAAAACCCACCGACTCCCACTTAAGGGAGCCGGGGGTAGATATGAGATCACCTCCTCTTCAGACGCGGTTTATAAACACAAACCCGAAAGTAGAGAGTGAATCAATCATTAGGCTGGAGTGGGATATGAAGCAGCAGCAATGTTGCTGTACTCTGCACCGAATCCGTTTGTGAGATTACCAGCAGTTGTAGTGGTAGTATCACCGTTATTGAGCCAGTTGCGTAGCTCAGCACGGGTATCAAGAGCCTGTGCGCCAACGATAGCGCGGCACATCTCTGGTCGGATTAGACCAGTACCCTTGAGCATGCTTGCAACGGTAAACTGAGTGTTACGGCGTACATCCTGTACGGTATCAACCTTCATGCCCATGAGGGATAGACCAGCAATTGCTTCTGGCTGGAAGATTACACCGAATAGGTTTAGACCAGCGCAGTTAAGGTTATACTTAGCAGCACCGATTGCAGATGAACCGTGATCAACCTTTGGCAAGTGATTGCTCTTGATAATCTTAACACCCATGTAATCAAGAGAATCAGTAAGCATGTTCATACCAGCTGAGATTGGAGCACCAGCACCATAATCATCGCTTGCAGTAAACATTGGAGTATTTGCAAAAGCAGAATCAGTCTTTGGAATACCCAAACTACGGATTACTTGGAATACCTTTGGAGTTACAGCGCAGTATACATTTCCTACTGGAATGTCATTCTCTTGGCACTTGACAAGATAATCTTCAATACCAGCAAGAACTCTTAGAGCATGGTTATCAGTGCAAGATGCTGGATTACCAGCAGTACCAGCACCATCAACAACATGCCAAGGATCTTGGAAAGCACCGCTGATTCCTCTTGGATCGCTGCCAATTGGAGCAACAGCACAAGCAGCAACTAGAGCCATAGCAACCTGACGGTCGCGGGTGTTGGCTAGGGTTAGACCAGCCTGACGAGCTAGCTCTGAGCGGTAATCCCACTGAGTAACGAGCAAGTCAACATTATCAGTCTCAAAGTGAGCAGCCATTGGGCGTGGGTCGAGCTGTACCTTGAAGGTAATGTTAGCAGCATCGCCACCACCAAGCTCTTCACCAGCAGCCCAAGCAGCCTTTAGAGCTACGGTTCCGGTTGTTGGGAACTCGTAAGCAAAGCCACTTGAAATGGTGCGGGTTGTAATCATGTTTTCAAAGACATTGTACTGATCGTAAGCGTTGATTACTTCGCCAGACCAGAGTGGTAGCCATAGCTTGTTTGTGCCGCTAAGACCGCCAGATGGAAACGCAGAAGCTGTTACTTGATCACGATAAACGAGATCGCCAGCTCCAAGATTTGAGTTAATAGCCATTGTATTAATTCCTTATGTAAGTAGACTAAAAGTTTTGAGACAATAAAAGTACGCTCAATCGTTCGATTATTCCTAAAGGAGTCTACTTGTTTGAGTGAGTCCAGCCAAGGGTCATCCATTACCTTCCGGGGGATTTACCCATAGGCTGTCCTCAGTCAATCCGCTGTCTCATACGCGGATTATTTAGGTAGTTTAGTAAAGTCAGTTTTCATCATCCGCTGTTCTACATAATTGCGGAACTTTGGATCGACATTGAACTTTGGGTTGTTGCGCTCATTCATAAATTCACGCTTAGTTTGATAAGCGGTAATTCCTTGCTGAGTGCTAGCAATAGGAACTTGTCCTCTTGCTGTTTGTTTGGGTTCAGCAGCTTTGCTTGTCCCTGTAGCCTTGGCATACTTTGCCTGTAGACCATAGAGAGCAACATCCCAAGAAGGAGATGCGAGATTCTGATTGATTGCATTCTGTTCAGCTTGTGTTAGATTCTTACTAGCCCAATCAAACATCTTTGCAAGTTGATCCTTTCCACCAATAAGCTCAGCAGCCTTGCTATAAGCAATCTCTAGCTTTGCCTTCTGACCCATCATGTATTCATTAATAATGGATTCTGGTAGATTGGTCTTTTTCTTAATCGTATCAAGAGTCTCAGGAGATAGATCATTCTTAGTAGCGAACTCAACAGTCCACTGCTTCCAATCATCTTCGGTAGCAACGGCTGGAGTTTCAGCCTTAACTTCTTCTACCTTCTTCTCAGGGATCTTAAGAACTTCTGGTACGACAGGAATCTCTTCCTGTGCCTTTGGAGCAGCATCCTGTTTGACCGGGTTTGCTGTAGAGGGTGTCTGCTCGTACTTCTTCTTTAGATCAGCGACTTCCTGCCGTGACTTGGTATATTCCTTTTGAGCATTCTTAAGGCTTTCAAACCAAGCTCCTGCATCCTTAAAGTTTTCAGGAACGGCCATGCCTTGGTTTCTTACATAAGCGTCAAAAGCAGCCTTCTCACGGGAGAGAATA